CCTCGTCGGTGTAACGCAGTTCTCGGACGCGCCGAAAGTCAACGAGCCGATTTTCGGCGGTCATCGTGATGATGGCACTCTGACCATCATCCGTGATGTTCATCACGTCCATGCGTCCCGAGAACACCGTGACCGGCGACGAGATAAGCGTGCCTGCGGTAGGCGAGAGCGCACCCATGAGCACGGAGCAAGGTTTCCCTTGATAGGTCGTCGAGAGCGCAATCGACACGAACGCCGTCGGCACTCCCGAGAGTTGCATCGTGATGCCGCGGGCCGCGAGATCCGTGGTCTCGTCGATGGGTGAGAGCGTGCCGAGATCGCCAACGCCGAGCCAACTCACCGAGTTGTAAGATAGCGTGCCATAACCGCTCCAGAGCCGCGTCGGATTCGCCGTGTCGAACTGAAGCTCGGTCAGCAGGACTGGCGCAAGCTGCGCCGTCGTCACCTCGGACACCATATCCGCGGTCATCGTTCGTCCCGGCGTATTGTAGGTCGTGGACATTATTGCGCGACGTTCTCGACGATGGAGAAGCTCACGCCGTAGATTGACGCGAGTTCAATGGACCAGTCGGTTTTCGGTTCAGCCAAGCGGAAGACGCCCTTTGCGTTTGAGTAGGTGATCGCCGTGCCGGCGGCGTAGCTGGAGCGCAGCACGGGAAAAAGATCCACGCTGCTGCTGCTGTTCACTTGGATAACCTTGTAGAGCGAGGTCGATATCTGGAGCCAATCGCCCACGGCAAAGGTGCCAGTCGCTCCCGAGATGCCGAGCGTCGTCGCGTTTGCGGTCGCGCTGGAGACCGTCAGCGTTCCCGTGACGGTTCCTCGCGGCGAAGTGTTCGCGTAGTCTTGAAAATAGAATGTGCCGCGGTGCGCTGCCAGAAGGAAGGCAATGACCTGCTCCGCGTCCGCTCGCGTCATTGGCGGGCACTCCACGCTGCCGGCCCACGCTTGCCCCGGCCAGTTGTATTGCTGGCTCTGAAACGTGAACGGCGACACGTTCCGCGAGGTGGCCGACATTCCCGTGAGGTTCAGCCGGCTAACTCGGAACGGAGACGGCGGCGAGAGTGGGTAGGAAATAGCCATGACGGATTATGCGAAGGCTGCGCGATAAGCACCACCGCGGCGCACCATGTCGGGAATCTCTGCCTTGAGACGCTTACGCTCGTTCTCAAGGATCGGCATCAGCTCGGCCTTGTTCACGCCCGAGGAGATGTTGTAATTGACGATGACAGGAGAGCCGCCTCCGTTGCCAGAGCCGAGGCGATGATTGGGAATGATCGAACCGCTGGAGCCGGGCACGAAAAGTTCTGGGCCTTTTTCGCCTACCATGTACGGCGTGCCTCCGCTGACAGGACCACCCGTAGCTTTTCCGGTGAACAGATTTGCGAAAAATGTCCCAAGACCGCTCGCCATTGGTTTGGTAATTTGCTCGCGGAAGATCATGCGGAGAAGATCTTGAGCTAGAGCGCGGATGACTTCGCGCAGTTTAGTTCCAGACAAGATCGCTTCCTCGAAGGATTCGGCAATGCGAGCGCCGAATTCCATGCCAAATTGGCGTCGCTGTTCTTCTAATTTAACGATCTCTTCAATGGTCTCCTTCAATTTCTTTTCCGCATCTGTTCTTATTCTAACAACATCGATTCCTTGGCCTTTAAGATTATTAAGATATTCTTCTTGAATTAACTTATCTTTGTAAAGCAGTCCAAGTTCTTGTTCGGTTGTAAGTGCTTTTGATCCAATTCTATCAAGTTTGTTTTGCGCTTTAGTTCTTTCACCAAATGCCTGAGCCAAATCATCTTCAGCTTTTTTCCTATCTTCCTTAATTTTCTTTCTGAGAGCAGCTTCCTCTAAAAGCAATTTAAGACCTTCCTCCTGAGACTTGTAAGCCTTGGCAATATCCTTTCCGGTTTGAAATTGCGTCTGAGAAAGCAAAAAGGATTTCTCGGCTGCTTTTCTCAAAGAGTCGGCCCATTGCTCGGAAGTCTGTTCTGTCTTATCAAACTCAACCTGCAATTTTTCCATTGAGTCAACGGAAACATCAATGTCCTTCTGAAATCGTTTGGTCCAAAGCTCCATTGCCTTAGCCTTGGCTTCTGCATCAGTTGTTCCAGTTACAAGATCTCCAATTGAAATTCCAATTTTCGCAAAAGCGGCAGGAATCACCAAAAGCAGTTTGAAGAATCCATCAATGATGGACTTTAACCGCAGCGCATCCTCGATGGATTGACCGAATCCGATGTCGTCGCCTTCAGCGATAACCTTGTCGAGCTTGTCTCCCATCGCATCCAGCGTCCGCAGAAATGACTTTGAAAGCCCACCAGCCATCATCGTCTTCAGCGTCTTTCCCACGCTGGCCGAAGTCGCATTAAGTCGCCCAAGCGAATTTTGCACGGCGGCAAAAGCCTGCGCCGTTTTATCGACCGCCCGTAGTTCAAAGGTTGCACTAGCCATGTTGGTTTCGGGTCTTGTTTACGTAGTCGAGATATGCGAGCCATCCTTGCAACTCACCGGCTGGCATTGCGAGAACCTCATGGGCGAACTTGCCGAGCTTTTCTGCGAGCGCATAAACGGCGAGGAAGTCGGCGGCTTCCCCGCCGTGAATCAGTTTTTTAGCTCGTCGGCCTTCGGCGCATCGTCGTTCAAGATCGCGTTAGCAACCCGAGCGACGACGTTTGAATCAGCTTTGTTCAGCAGCGTCAGCCGGTGATCGACCTCGAAGAGCTTCTTCCCGTTCTCGTCCTGCGCCTTCATTATCAAGATATCCACCAGAAGCTCCATGTCGTTTTCGCGGCTCTTCTTGTAGAGCTTGTTCTTTTCCGCGAGCGTCATCGGTGCGGCAAACACCGTGATTTTCCACTCTGGAACTTCAATGCGCTTAAGTCCGAGCGATGAGAAATGTTCTCTTACGAGGTCGATTGCGTCCATGCGTCACCTCAGACCGTCAAAACGCTCAGGGTGCCGTTGCCTTCGATGGAGATGGAGCCTTCGACCATGCCGTCGAACGCCGCGCTCACGTCGTACTTGGTCACGATACCGCCGCCCGAGTAGTAGGTGGCCGCAGTCGTGCCCTGCGGGTACAGGTTCACGGTCACGCTGGAGCCAATGGTGAGCAGCACCTGACCGGCATCGTTCAAATCCCAGTAGAGATCGCCGCTCACGCTCCACGTCTTCATCGTAGCCTTGCGCGTGCGGAAGACATCGCCAATGGTCGAGTCCTCGACGACATCCGAAGACTGCGCGAGCGAGTAGTTGCGGAGCTCGCCGATGGTGGTGCTGGACAGTTTAACGACGCCCTCGCGTCCGAGATGGTTAGCCATATTAGTCGGTGGTCAGATAGATGCAGTTAAAGTTGTGCCGGGCGACGCCCCACTGGGTGTTTTCGTCAGGCTCGATCACATAATCGACGCTCGTCAAATGGGTATCCCGGCACTTGCCGCCTAGCGTGACATCTGCCAAAATCGCCGCCTCTACGGCTGCGCTGCCGGTGTCGAACATATCGTCAATTGCGGTGGTCGAAGTGGCCGCGGTGAAGTATTCCACGACGACTTGAAGCTGCCGATACTGGTCCCGATTGTTAGGCGAGAGCGTGCGGATCTCTACGTCCTCGTGGATCGCGTAAACCGCGCAGGACGGGAAGGAGATCGAGGCAATCGTGTTGTTGCGCCCGCGCAGAACATTAGCAGTAACGACGACGCCTGCATTGATTAGCGCGGTTCCGATGGCGTTGCGGATGTCGGTGCGGGTACTCATTGCGGCATATTTTCTACGACGTTTCCTTTACCGTCCACCTTGGCAAAACCGAGATTGACTGCCTTATTCGCAAGCAAACGACCCACCTTCTCAAGCGTGATCTTTTCGCGGAACTTTAGCGCCGCGTCATAGTAGCGTTGAATGTCTGGAATCTTGTTACTCGTCGCGGTTCCAATGATGTACGGGTTTTGCCCGAAGTTGTAACTAGTGGTGCCAGCCTTTGAAGCATGGCGACGAATCCACGAAGGAACACGGATGCCACAAGCAAGCGCCGCGGCTGCGGCCCCAGCCTTGGAATATCCAACGCGGCTTTGCACTTCGGCCAAATAGGCATCCGCGGTCGAATTAGCGATCCACATCTGATCTTGAACCTTCCAACGTCCAACGGTGTTTTGACTCACGTATCCGATGCGCCCATAATTGTTGCGAAAGCGACGATGGAAAGTGCCCATTGCTGACATCGACGCATTAGGTTGCCAGAACTTAAAGTAGATTCTGATCTTCTTGCTGGTTTCCCATCCGAGTTTGACCGATGCCGTCTCGGTCCTGCTTCGACGCGGCGGCATGAGTTCTGAAGATCCGATGCGCTGAAAAATACCTAAGGATGTTTCCATCTTCTGGCGAGAAGCACTTCCTACGCGGCGAGTTCTTCCACCGAAAAGATCGGACTTGATGGCATTTTCTCCCTGCGCCTTTGCGGCTTTGGTCATGCCAGACGTAACAGGCTTTCCAGTCTTTTTATGCTCATGCGTACCAGTCGGCGGCACAATCATCATGATCGACTTGGACACGTTGCCGCCTTCTTGCTTGATTATCTTGCCAAGATCGACCTTTGCGGCGTCAGCAAGACGAGCGAGAGCAAAATCCAATTTCTTGGAGTTTACGACGATGTCGATCATATCGCCTTGCAAACGTCGATCTCGCAGCCGGTTCCCTCGGCATCAAAGCGGACTTGCTCGACGAAGTAAGTCACGCCGGCCCGCACGACGGTCTGCGTGACCGCGGGCGTTCCCGTCACCTGCGAGGTCGTGAAAAAGATTGTGAACTTGATCTCATCCCGGCGCTGGTCCTCGAACTCCGAGAACATCGTCCGCGAGGAAGACCACACCCCGGTAACGGTCGATCCGAGATAGGAAAACGTGATGCCGGCCTGTTCAAGGATGCCGGCAAAGTCATAAGCCAATTGACTAGGAGCGAAGTCACGCACGGTCGCCATACCCATGCGCGGATTGTCTAAGTGCCAGCAGGAGGCGGTGCCTCGCTGACCGCCTCGTCATATCGGTAAAAATGCAAGATTCGCTCGATGCGGATCTCGCGTTGGGCATCCATGACCAAGTGCTTTGCCCATGCCCAGTCTTCTCCGTAATTGCTCGCCGGGAAGCGCACGCGACGGGCCATCTCTCCCCGCCACGCGCAGACGTGCCAAGCATTGCGACGGAAAGTCGGCTGGGCAAACGCCTCGTTGGGATGCCGAAGCGAGAACTGGCAGAGCGCCGCCTTGCCGTTCACGATTGCAACTTGATCGAAGGTGATGACCGACAC